ATCAGTTATCCTCCCTCACCAATGCTTCCCAGCGGGTGCCGGGTTGCCAGTTATATGCGACGTGCATTGCGTCCTCGTAATGCCAGCCCATGTGACACAGTGCAGCCACCAGTTTCGCTGCCGCCGCTGCTGTCATGGCGGCAGTGTACGACATGGAATTCGATACGCGGGTTCCCCCGGCCCGCTCGTCCCATGTATGCACCGTGTAGTCACGCCCGAACCGGCACACGCTGACCTCACGCCGGGCTTTGCTGATGGCGGCGGTTTTGCTCACGTTCATTTGTTCTCTCCTATTGTTGTGGGTAGTCACTCTGCATCACACCGTTGTCTATGAACAGAATATAAAACTTTTTGGCTATCAGGTCAAGCACCAATTTTCACTTTTTATCATATAAATATGGAACATCCCATATTCAGTAAGGCGAAAAAATGACTGCCATAGACATTGCTCCAAAAAATTTTCTTTCCCCTATAAATTTCAAATTCAAGTTAAGTAGAGCACCAAATCTGAATTTTTTTATTCAAAGAATCACAGTTCCCGACTTGACTTTACCTGATGTTCCTATGTCAAATCCACTTATCACGTATCCATTTCCTGGCGACCATCTTACCTATGGTGATCTTACAATGACTTTCAAGGTCGATGAGAACCTTCAGAATTATATGGAGATACAGAACTGGATGCGGGGCCTTGGAAAGCCTTCAGGCGCCGAATATGCGGCTCTGGCAGCACAACCATCATACCTTGGCATGGGGCTTCGCTCCGATATATCTCTCACCATTTTGACTAGCAACAAAAATCCAAATTATGAGATTGTATTCAAAGATGCATTTCCAACTCAATTATCTGGCATGGAATTCCTCACCACTGCTACAGACGTTGATTACCTCGAAGCCAGTGCCACATTCAAATACCTAATCTACGATATCTCAAAAATAATCTAATTCTCGTGTCGATTTTGCTTGACAGGTGCTTTTAACCTGTGTATAATCACCAATGTGAAAATGATATAAAGGTAATAGATTATGAATTTTGAAGATATCTTCGAAGCATGGGAAAAAGATACAGATATTGATACAACTGAGCTTGGAGCAGAAAGTTTAAAGACTGCAAAATTGCATCATAAATACTACGTTATATACGCTCAGGAAAAGTTAAAACTAAAAAAACTTGAGAGCGAAATGAAACATCTGAAGTTTCAAAAAGCAGAATTTTATTTACAGGGTCCGTCAGAAGAAACTAAAGAAAATGGATGGAAATTCCCTAGCCGTGGAATGATTTTAAAATCCGATCTTCCAATGTACATGGATGGAGACAGTGATCTTATTGCACTGTCTTTGAAAATCGGCGTTCAGCAAGAAAAAATTGAGCTATTGGAATCAATTATCAAAATGATCATTAATCGCAGTTATATTATTAAAAACTGCATAGAATTTGAGAAATTTAGACAAGGTGGATAGATTATATGGTGGAAGTGAGATTATGTTATTATGATAATGTATATTTAAAAATAAAAACAGAGCCAGGACTTGTGAGAGAAATGGCGGAAGCTTTTACATTTGATGTACCGGGAGCAAAATTTACCCCAGCATATAAAAGAGGATGGGATGGTAAAATAAGACTTCTCAATCCTCTAACATGTCTCATATACACCGGCCTTCTAAATAATATAATAGATTTTTGTGAATCCCGCAATCTCACTCATGAGTTGGATAGCGAATTTGATGATGTTGAATTCTCTACCAAAAATGCAGTAGAATTCATCAATGCTTTATCACCAAAATACCCGCCAAGAGAATACCAGATAGATGCTTTTATTCATGGAGTGAATAAAAAAAGAGCATTATTCCTTTCTCCTACTGGTTCAGGAAAATCCCTTTTAATTTACATGCTGATGAGATTTTACAGCATGAAAACTCTTATTATCGTACCTACGGTTTCTTTGGTCCACCAGTTATGTTCTGACTTTGAAGAGTATGGATTATCTGAAAAATATATCCATAAAATTTCCTCTGGTGCAGATAGAAATACAGACAAAAATTTTGTGATATCTACATGGCAATCTGTCTATACTTTAAACCCAGAATGGCTCAAGCAGTTTGATGTTATTATTGGCGACGAAGCGCATGGGTTCAAATCCAAAGAGCTAGTCAAGATAATGAGTAATGCCGTAAATTGCAAATACAGATTTGGGCTGACAGGGACTCTAGATGGGTCATTTACTAATGAACTTGTTCTACAAGGTTTATTTGGAAAAATTTATAAAACTACCACAACTTTTGATTTAATTGAACAAAAATTTCTTGCAAATTTGAAAATATCTGCTATACTACTCCAATATAGTCCAAGTATTCGTAAAGCTTTAAAAGGCGCAGATTATCCGACTGAAATGAATTTTCTTATTACGTGTAAAAAAAGAAATAAATTTATTTCGAATTTAGCACTTTCACTTAAAGGAAACACATTTCTTTTATACAGAAATATTGATCATGGCAACGAAATTTATGATACAATCAAAATTACTATGCAAAAAGCCGGTATTACTGATCGTAATGTTTATATCGTAAATGGGACCATAGATGGAGAAGAACGTGAAAAAATTAGAAAACTTATTGAGACAGAAAAAGACGCTATTGTGGTTGCTAGCTATGGAACTAGCTCCACAGGCATTAACATTCGGAATTTGCATAACATTATATTTGCTAGTCCTTCGAAGTCCAGGGTAAGAAATCTACAATCAATCGGGCGCGTACTTCGTACTTCTGAAAATAAAGAAATTACGACAGTTTATGATATCGCAGATGATCTGTCAATTAAAAAATCAAAAAATTTTACACTCCTTCATTTTTTTGAAAGAGTCAAGATTTATAACGAAGAAAAATTTGACTATAAAGTTTTCAATGAAGATTTATTATTTGAAATATGAGTAGGATTACATTATGATACCAAAAGCTCCTAGAGCAAAAAAACACTATGTCAATAACGCAGATTTTGTTGAAGCCCTCAATCAATACAGAACAAAATTAGAAATAAATCCAAATACAAAAATTCCAGATTATATTGGCATTTGTATTATGAAAATTTGTGAGAAAATGTCAACAAGACCGAATTTCATCATGTACACTTTTCGTGATGAAATGGTCGATTATGCTGTTGAAAATTGTATTATGGCGATTAAGAATTTTGATCCTGTGAAATCAGTTGCCCGTTCTAGAAGCAAAACTGTAAACGCTTTCGGATATTTTAGCTGGATTGCATGGAATGCATTTCTTCGTAAAATTGCCGAGGAACAGAAAGAGCAATATATCAAGCATAAAAATATGCAAAATATGATGATGGAATACGAAGATATGGTGGGAGGTGATAACTTCCAAATTTATTCAAAGTCAAATGATCTTTCTGATACCATAATTAGAAATTTTGAAGAAAAGAAAACTAAAACTAAAAAGCCTGCTGTTAAATCTGTTGCAGGCATAGAGAAATTTTTTGAAGAAGAAGAAGGAAAAGAAAATGTCCCAATCCCAGATGATTCATTTGATACCGCCAGCGGTGAAAGATTGCGTAGAGGCGATGTTGAGTGATAAAGTGCAGATCGATGCCAGAAATAATTATGAGCAGCGTGTTGAGGCGATTAGAAGTTATTGTGAGGAAGCTTTAAAGAAATTCCATAATAATAGAAAATTTGATAAGAGATATGCATTAAAATAAATCAAAGGACTAAATTATGAAAGTTGCTATTATTACCGACACTCATTATGGAATTCGCAATGATAATGTGGTTTTCTTGGATATGACCAAGAATTTTCTTGACAATGTATTTTTTCCTGAAATTCAAAGACAAAAAATCAAACACATTATACATCTAGGCGATTTAGTTGACAAAAGAAAAGGTATCAATTTCCAAACAGCTAAAAGATTGAGGGACGATTTTATTCAGCCTATCATCGATTCTGGAATTGAATATCATCAGCTTCTAGGCAACCATGATGTGTATTATAAAAATACCAATTCTGTAAATGCAATACAAGAACTTTATAATGTCAATTTTCCTTGGTATCATACTGCTACTGAAATAAATATACGTGGATATCAGGTTCTTTTTGTTCCTTGGATTTGTCCAGAAAACAGAGAGCATACGATGGAAATGATCAAAAAATCTACTTCTCCCATTTGTATGGGACACTTAGAGTTGACAGGCTTTCAGATGGATAAAGGAAACGTAAGCACACATGGAGATGATCGTAAAATATTTGACAAATTTGAGCTTACGTTGTCTGGACATTATCATCATCGCAGCAGTGATGGTTCTGTATTTTATCTTGGCTCTCATGGTGAGTTTAATTGGGGCGATTGTGATGATCCTCGCGGTTTTCATATCCTTGACCTCAAAAAAAGACACTTGACATTTATAGAAAATCCGTATAAACTATACACCAAGTTTTTTTATGATGATACAGATGAAAGTCTGCTAGCAAACTATGATTACGAACAACACGCCAACACTATGGTTAAAATTATAGTTGTTAATAAAACAAATCCACATTTTTTAGAAATGGTTCATTCTAAAATTATGGCTGTTGGTGTTCATGATGTTCAAATTGTTGAGGATACAAATTTAGTATTAAAAGAAACCAATTCTGCGGTTGAGCAAACCACACCAGAAACCACTCTAGAAATTTTCAACAAGTACATTCAAAAAATTGATTCTTCAAATTTAAATTTAGATAAATTACAGACCGTAATGAGCAACCTTTACTCAAGGGCTTCGTCGTCAGAATAAATTGATAGGGATTATATAATGATTGCGTTTCAAAAATTGCGCTGGAAAAATTTATTATCGACAGGCAACATTTTTACTGAAATTGATCTAGCTCTTTGTGGTAGCACTCTTATTGTTGGCAGCAACGGTGCAGGCAAATCAACAATTTTAGATGCAATTACTTTCTCTCTTTATGGGAAACCATTTCGGAATATCAACAAAAATCAATTGATAAATTCCATTACCAAAAAAGAACTTGTTGTCGAGATTGAATTCAATACAGAAACTTCCGAATATAAAATAATTCGTGGGATAAAACCAGCAGTCTTCGAAATTTATTGCAATGGCGTGTTGATGAATCAGCTAGCAGACCAGCGAGACTATCAGGAAATGCTGGAAAAAACAATCATTAAAAAGAACTATAAATCATTTTGTCAGACGGATATTCTCGGAAGTGCATCATGGACTCCGTTCATGCAATTGCCTGCCGCACAGCGCAGAGTCTTTATTGAAGACCTTCTAGACCTTAATGTATTCAGTACGATGAATGTTTTGCTGAAGGAAGATATCCAGAAAAACAACGAAGCCATCAGAGACAACGAACATCAGCGTCAGATGACGCAAAGTAATATCAAACTCATCAAAAATCATTATGAAGAAATTCGTAGTAAAAATGATGATTATATTATTAACAAGAAAAAAATCATAGTTAATTTAATGGAACGCACTGGTGGTATGGATAATACCAGACAAGAACTGTCAAGAAAATTAAATGTACTAAAGGACAAAATTGCAAATGCTGATATTATAAATGAAAAATTTAATGAGATTTATAATATCAGACAAAATATGAAATCAAAACAAGAATCACTCAAGGATGAAATGTATTTTTTTGATTGCCATAACGAATGTCCTACTTGCAAGCAGGAAATATCTCAAGAATATAAAACAAAAATACTTGACAAATATAGTGAGTCTATTAATGAGATAGAATCTGAATTTGAAAATGTAGTGTCGGCATATGTAAAAATTTGTAAAAAAGTAGAATACGTAGATCAAATTACACAAGAAATATCTGATGTTATGGCAGAAAAAAATCAATTGAGTATTATGATTAATTCGCTATATGACCAAATGACGGAAATCGAAAAAGATATTGCTAGAGTGAGAGACGACTCAAGTAAAATGTCCAATGATAAAATAATTGATATGGAACAAAATTTAATATCACTCAATGCTCAATACAATACTTTTATGGAGGACAAACAAGTATTTCTAGCAGCAGCAAATCTGCTTAAGGATAGCGGTATCAAAACAGAAATCATAGAGAGATATATTCCTATTATAAATTCTTTAATTTCAAAATATTTGGCTGAAATGGAATTGTTTGTTGACTTCCAATTGAATAATCAGTTTGAAGAGACGATCAAATCCCGCTATCGTGATGAGTTTACCTATGCGTCATTTTCGGAAGGAGAAAAATTTCGTATCAATTTGGCTTTGTTATTCACATGGAGAGAAATCTCTAAAATGCGTAACGGAACAAATACAAATCTTCTTATCATGGATGAAGTAATGGATTCCTCTCTTGACGATTCTGGTAACGCGGAATTCAGTAAGGTGATTATGTCCTTGACAAAGGATACAAATACGTTTATTATTAGTCATAGGACTGATCAAATCAGTGAAAAATTTGATCGTATTTTAAATTTTGAAAAACACAACAACTTTTCAAAGATTATATCATGAAACTCATCATAGCCGGTTCTAGAGATATCACAGATTATAACATTCTTATTAATACAATAATTGAAGCACAAGATTCTGATTTTTTAGACAAATACATAAAAATCACTGAAATTGTGAGTGGGAATGCTAGAGGTCCAGATATGCTAGGAGAAGAATTTGCAGAAAAATGTTCAATTCCTGTCAAAAAATTTATCCCCGATTGGGATGGACAAGGCAAGTCTGCTGGAATGCAAAGAAATACTGAAATGGGAAAATATGCTGATGCTGCTGTCGTTCTATGGGATGGTAAATCTCGTGGAACCAAACATATGATTGATGTTATGCGTAGACTCAAGAAACCATGCTATGTAAGGATTGTCCATAATGAAGCTAGTTGATTATCGTGATCCTATTCTGAAACAAATTAGTGAACCATTTGATTTTACAAATCCTCCATTTGATCCAATCGAGATTGCCCAAGATTTAGTCAAGACAATGTATGAAAATGGTGGTATTTGTTTAGCAGGAATACAAGTAGGAATTCCTTATCGTGTGTTTGCCATGCGAGGGTCACCAGAAAATTATGTAATTTTTAATCCACGGATGGTGATGCCTTCTGTAGAACAAATTCGTCTGGAAGAAACCAGCTTGACATACCCAGGTCTTTCTGTTAAAGTGAAACGTCCGCAACATTGTAAAGTGCGTTTTGCTGTTCCAAATAGCGAAGTCCGTACCGAAACATATACTGGAATCACCGCCAGAGTATTTCAACAATGTATGGATTTTCTGGATGGCAAATTATTTTATTCAAATGCAAATCCAATTCATCGTGATCAAGCACTTAGGAAATGGAGGTAAAAATTAATATTTTTTATGTAGATTCTGATCCAGCAATTGCTGCCCGCTCTCTCGTAGATCGTCATTGCATAAAAATGATTTTGGAGTCCGCACAGCTTTTGTCTACAGCGCACCGTGTTCTTGATGGTAGAGAAACTGCTGGTAAATCAAAGTCTGGCCGCAACGCCAAGCGTTGGGTTTTGGATGATGCTCGTGATAATGTAATTTATACAGCAACACACGTTAATCATCCTTCAGCCATTTGGTGCCGTCAGTCTATCGAAAATTATACATGGCTTGTTGACCACATGTATGCACTCATGGATGAGTATACACATCGTTATCAAAAAACTCATAAGTGCTATGGTGAAATTGCATACATGCTTTCTTCTCCACCAAAAAATCTAGAATCTTATGACTGGACTCCAATGCCTTCTTGTATGGATGCTCAATACATTATCAGCAATGATCCAATTGTGAATTATCGCAACTACTACAAGCATGGTAAATCTTTTTTGCATGCCTGGAAAAATCGCAACCCGCCAGAATGGATTAAAACATGAACAAATATGCACTAACACTATCTGATATTTCAGCACTAGAAACTATTCAAAATAAATTGCATGAGCAATCTGTTGCCATGGGTTGGCATGATAAGCCACGAGAGATTGGTACAATGATTGCCCTATGCCATAGCGAGCTTTCAGAGGCGCTAGAGGGTGCTAGAAAGAACCTGATGGATGACCACCTACCCAACCGCAAGATGCTAGAGGTTGAGCTTGCGGACGCGATTATTCGCATCCTAGATTTGGCTGGCAGAGAAAAACTTGATGTTGCCGGTGCTATCGCAGAAAAGCATACCTATAATGCAAACCGAGCAGACCACCAACTAGCCGCTCGAAATGCCGAAAACGGAAAGCAATTTTAATGTCGGATAAATTGTCAGAGAAACTGAATATTGACTATAAATACAACGAAGATCAAATTATTGCCGAATTTAAGTCTTACATAGACAAAACTTATGGCGAGCATTACAAGAAGAAAAAAATGGAATGCTTTGATGCCTGGATTGCCAGAGGTACATTGAGTTCTACTGCAATCGATACTGCCGAGAAATATCTATGGAGATATGGCGCCAAACAAGGTAAAAATAAAGCTGATCTTCTGAAAGCCATGCATTATATACTTTTGGTGATATATGCAGATCATTATAATAACAAAAAAGATTAATTTTATCAGCTTACGTTCTTTTTTACAATTTCAAAATGAGGAAAAAAAGAAACGACATCTTGCTGGATGTCTTCGAAGTGATGGAAACCATGCAAACAAAATTTGGATAAATAATGGTATGGTTAACAAAAGAATTTTACCTCAAGATTTAATATATTTTGATTTTCTATGGGTTCGTGGGAGAAATATCCCTAAAGAAACTATTTCAAAAATGATCAGTAATAGAAAGCAAATTAAAGACCCAATAACGGGTAAATTTATAAAGGAGAATAATATATAATGGAAATAAACATTGAAATCGAACAGCTTCGTAAAAGAAAACTATTCCTTGCCGTTCCAATGTATGGTATTTTTGCCTCGTAAATTAGTAATATTTTACGATATTTGAGAGAATTGCTGGAAACTCCTTAGAGCCAATAATCTACACAATAAATTGAAAACTTTATTGAACAGATTAAAAAATATTGGATTGGACAATCAGCAGCCGAGCGCCTAAGTTTAAATGATATGGCGAAGGTTCAACGACTATCCCGACAGGGAGTAGAGAATAAGCCTACGATTCTCGAAGCACTCAACTCCTAGAAATAGGATGAAGATATAGTCTAATCTTTATAGAAATATAAAGCAGCCACAAAGGCGATATGATATTTGCGCTATCATATGAATATAAATGGGAAATTGTGTGGGAATGTTTGCCAAATCCGTAGCCGATCTTTCAGCTATTTGTGCGGCAAACGGAATCGAGCTTCGTTCATACTTTTTATTCAATGAGTCTCTTATCACCCGAGCACGAAATTATTGCGTAGATGAATTTATGCGCTCTGATTGTACACACATGATGTTCATCGACTCCGATATTGGTTTTGATCCTCGTGATGTTTTGGCCATGCTAGCTCTACAGTCTGATGAATCCGAATATGATGTTCTTGCTGGGCCTTATCCAAAGAAGTGTATTTCATGGGAAAAGATCAAGTTGGCTGTTGACAAGGGTATGGCTGATGAAGACCCATCTGTTCTAGAAAAGTACGTTGGCGATTATGTGTTCAATCCAAAGGGCGGTGGCGGTAATATTCGCATCGACCAGCCAGTTGAAGTTTCTGAGGTCGGAACGGGTTTCATGATGGTCCGCAAATCCACATTCCAAAAGTTTGCTGATGCGTATCCACAATACAGCTATAAGCCAGACCATGTACGTACAGAACATTTTGATGGTAGCCGTGAAATCACCATGTATTTCCAGGCTGAAATTGAACCAGAGCAAAAGAGATATTTGTCCGAAGACTATTGGTTTTGTCACAAACTTCAACAGATTGGCGCTAAGATTTTCTATTGCCCATGGATGAAGCTTCAACATGTTGGTTCTTATATTTTCGGTGGTTCTCTCATTGATCTTGCATCAATCGGAGCAGCCGCAACGGCAGACCCAACTGCTTTAAAAAAGAAGCGTTAATTTTGATAAAGGGTACTTGACTTTAATAGCAAAGTTTGGTACCCTTCTTTTTTGTATATTATGGAGATATCATGAAACTTAGTCCAAAGACACTTCAAATTTTAAAGAATTTTTCTTCAATTAATCCAGGCATCGTGATCAAACCTGGGAATATTTTGCAGACAATCGCGCCAATTTCAAAGTCAATTTTAGCTAGGGCTGTGGTTGCAGAAGAGTTTACTGGAACATATGGTATCTATGATTTGTCTAGATTTGTTCGTAGTGCAACATCAATTATGAGCGATCCAGATTTTGAGTTTGGGGAAACCTCCGTAAAGATTTACGACGATAGCCATTCTATTCTTTATCATTATTCTGATCCTATGGTGATTGTACAGCCTCCTGATAAGAAAATCAATATGAGTTCGTTTCTTCTAGAATTTATTTTAACTCACAAAGATTTAAAGGACGCAACAACTGCATTGGGCATTTTGGGTCTTCCTGAGATTGCTGCTGTTGGCGACGGCAAGAATATCAGCCTTTGTGCTATTGATTGCTCTAAGAAAAATAACGATAGATATAATATTATTATTGGTGAAACTGATCTTACATTTCGTGCAGTATTCAAGCCAGAAAATCTAAAGATCATTGATGGTGATTATAATGTGAAAATCTCATCAAAAGGCTTTACACAATTCACTGGTGATGATATCATGTATTGGATTTCTGCTGAAGCTAATAGCGAATTCTGATTTAGGAGATTTATATTATGTTGGATGAGGTTCTATGGGTCGAGAAATATCGACCTCGCTCTATCGATGAAACGATTCTACCAAAAGCTTTGAAGGAAAACCTTCAGGCTTTTGTTGATAGGCGCGAAATTCCAAACTTGCTCCTATCGGGTCCAGCGGGTATCGGTAAGACCACTGTGGCCAGGGCAATGCTTGAAGAAATCGAAGCAGATTATATCGTCATCAACGGATCGATGAACGGCAACATCGACACTCTTCGAAATGAAATTATGAATTTCGCAACTTCAATGTCGTTTACTGGACAGCGGAAATTTGTTATTCTAGATGAAGCAGATTACTTGAATTGTCTTGAAGAAAACGAAAAAATCCTAACGGTAAATAATGAAACGATTTCATTGAAAAATATGGAGGATAATAAAATTTATCAAGTTTTATCATTTAATACTGAAACTGCGCTTTTTGAGAAAGACACCGCTCAAGTCGTGAATAGGACAACCAAAATGGTTTATGACGTTGAACTTGAAAATGGTGTTATCTGTAGGATGACCGACGATCATCCAATCATCTGTAAAGATTTCAATGGTAACATTGTACAGAGAACAATTAAACAAGGTTTGGATGGTTATGAGGTGCTTGTTCATGAAAATTTGAACAATTTGTAAATAATTATTGAACATAGATTAAAATGATCGGCCTCATTTGTATAAATAAAATTTAGAAAATATAACCAAATGAGGTCGAATTATGATACATAAACCATATACTTATGCTATTGGTTGGAAAAAGTATGGGATTTGGTATTATGGAGTCAGGTACTCTAAAAAATCCTATGTTGGTGATATAGGAGTTACTTACTTCACATCTTCTTCTATCGTTAAATCGTTTATCAAAAACAATGGTCAACCAGATGTTATAAAAATAACAAAAGTATTTGAAACTAAAGAAGAAGCGTGCGCTCACGAATCAAAATTTTTATCGCGTGTGAAGGCTAATACTAATAGAAAAATGTTAAACGCTCATTGCGCCCCTGCCTTTCCTTTTCAGAAATATGAAAAAAACGCTATGGCATCAATTAAGGTACGTGAGAAAATGAGTTTTACGAAAAAAAAGCAAAGCTTAATTAAATTCGTTAGAAATAAAAATTTTTCGCCAAACAAATCAAAAACGCTTCTTAAAAGGATCATGGAATATATCGAGTTAGTCGATCAATATACTAGAAAAAAAGATAAAATTTTTTCATTATTAAAATATCGTTTGGCATTATGCGAGGCGTTTGTTAAACGCGATTATCCCCAAAAAAGAAAATCTCCAAAAAGAGGACGTACCACAAAAATATCCGAAAGCAAGAGAGGTAAAAAATGTTATCATGACCCAAACACAAAAGAATGTAGAATGTTTTCTGCAACAGATATTATTCCAAACGGTTGGGTGAGTGGATTGATTAAAAAAACGCCAAATACTAATACAGATGAAGTCCGAAGAAAAATTTCAGTTAGTGTGCATCGTTCGCGTTTGATGGAAACCGATTTTCAAAAAACAAACCGAATTAAAAGATTCAAAGATAGTATTTCGTTCAAAAGGAACCTGTATGATAATGTTAAATAGCAGTAAAGTGAAGACCGTTACTCCTGTTGGAGTGAAAAATGTAGTGGATATCACAGTACATAGAAATCATACTTTCGTTACAAGTAAAGGTATGGTGGTGCATAACTGCAATTCCACTCAGCCGGCACTTCGTAATTTTATGGAGGAATATAGTCGCAATTGCGGGTTTATTTTGACTTGCAATTATGCGAGCAGGATCATTGCCCCTTTACATTCTAGGTGCGCCGAAATTGTATTTAACATTCCTTCAGAAGAAGCCACTTCATTGGCAAGGCAGTTTCTAAAACGTGCCCAAGCAATTTTGACTGCTTCACAGGTTACATTTGATAAAGCTGTTCTGGTTCAGGTAATCCAAAAGTTTTTCCCAGATTGGCGCCGTGTTCTAAATGAGCTTCAGCGTTATTCTGCTACAGGGTCAATTGATAGTGGTATCCTCACTGATTTTGAGGAAGCTGACCTTGAAAAGTTGCTGGAATTTATGCGAGGCAAGGATTACACTTCTGTCCGTAATTGGGTTGCTAACCTAGGCAACAATGACCACACTGCGGTCTATCGCAAAATTTATGATACGTGCTCAGAATATTTTTCTAAAAATACAGTCCCCGCCGCCGTATTGATTCTGGCAAAGTACCAATATCAATCCGCATTTGCAGCAGACCAAGAAATCAATCTCTCTGCATGTATTGCTGAACTTCTTATTGAATGTGAGTGGGTATGAATCCCTTTGATGTAGTAACTGATGTTGGGTATTCCAAAAAAGGAATCATCAGCAAAGACAACGAAAAGGATTATGCCCCCTTTCTTGTCAATAGATCAATGTCTTATTTTATTGATACTTTGTACTATGCCCAGGAAATGAATATCAATCCTGGGATTGATAACCTCTTGCAATATGATTATTATTTTAATTCTGTGCCTAAGAAAAAACGTTTTTCAAAATGGACCAAGAAAGTGGTTGACGAGGATGTTGAATTTGTAGCAGAATATTATAATTATGGATATAAACGAGCAGAAGAGGCGTGTAAAATTTTATCAAAAGAACACATCGCTCGCATCAAAGATTGCTTAACGAGAGGTAGAAAATGAAAATTGATAACTTTTTTCCAGAACACATATACGATGCGTTAGTCAAGACTTATCAAAATCCATACCTCACATATGGATGGAAAGCCCATAAGACAAACGACGCACATGGTCACTGGAATCAAGATTTTGGTGGTTCGCATGCCGACAATCTTGCTGATATTTCTCATCGCCTTTCTGGTCCAACATTATTGGCATGGGAATGGATGAAAGAAGAAATTATACATTTTGATAAATTGATTCGCTGTTATATTAATGGGCACACATATGGTGTCGAGGGATATTTTCACAAAGACAGTGAACGACTAGATGAAACTACCATCGTCGTTTATCTCGTTGATGAATGGAATCCGGATTGGGCAGGAGAAACAGTGCTGCTTGGCCAGGACGGGAATATTGAAGAATCATATCTACCTAAGAAAAATAGAGCGTTGCTATTCTCAGGAAATAGGCTTCATTGTGCCAGGGGAGTCTCTAGATCATTCACCGGCCTACGTAAAACTTTGATGTTTAAATGTCGAGCAACCAGAAGTGATAATTTTGAGAAACTTAGTGAATACCTTGTTAAAAAAGGTGCTCTTGGGTTTGGCCACCAAAAAGGTACTCTACATGATCATCTTGTTAGAGTTTATCAAATTTTAGAAACTGCCGGATTTTCAAAAGACATTTGTTTTGGTGGTGGGCTTCATTCTGTTTTTGGAACCAATGTTTACAATAATAGCCTAATCAAACCTGATGACATAAATGCTCTTGGCGAGCATTTTTCAGATAGAGCAGCCGCTCTTGCTATCATGTTTCATTCCATAGACAGACCATCAACTCTAGAAACGCCTTTACAATTGGACGAATCCAGTGCCCTAATTAGAACAAGAGGTAATGAGTTGATGATGGTGCCTCTAGATGCATTTGATGCATTGAGAGCAGTTGAATGTGCGAATCTATTAGATCAAAACTTACTCAGCGAAGAATTGTATCCAAATTTACATAATTTCTGGAAAAGGGAAAATAATAAATAATGAGAATATTCAATGGAGTGAGTTATGACAATTATAGATTCGTTTTTAGAAGTAGGTCTTACTGACGACGAAAATTTTCTAAAAGTAAAAGAAACTCTTACTCGCATTGGCGTGGCATCGAGAAAAGAAAAAAGACTTTATCAATCATGCCATATTTTACATAAACGCGGAAAATATTACATTGTGCATTTTAAAGAGCTTTTTGTTTTAGATGGTAAAAATGCAGATTTCAGTCTTGACGATATCGCCAGAAGAAATACTATTGCTGGACTTCTAGAGGAATGGGGTTTGTTTAATATCATTAACAAAGATCAATTTCAAGACCCAAAAGCCCCATTAAATCAGATTAAAATTTTATCATACAAAGAAAAACCAGAATGGATTTTGGAATCAAAATATAGCGTAGGAAAGAAAAAATAAACATGCTCAACTGGCTGAAGCCAAAAAAACCAATTATCATGAGAGAAAGAGAGCTTCAGCAAGTTGTTGATATTTTGTTCCCTCCGCTAGAAACACAATCAGATCATGAAGGTAATGTTTTTCAAATTGATTATTCTGCTGATACTAATTTGGATGCCGCTCTTTTAGATTTAATGGACGGCAACAATGATGAAGTGACTCAGAAAACAATACGCAAAGTTATTGAACGCCTAAACAAAGTTAGGCGCGTTCTCCAAGCCTACAGTCAGCTTGATGAACGCGCCAAATATTTGATTGTCGATGATTTTGAAGATAAGGAAATTAAACCAGTTGAGGATTAGAGTTTAGAATATCCACCCTCATCATTGCTATAAATGACATTCTTGATGCCGAAAGTTGAAATAGCCTTTTGGCAACCAGAACAAGGCTTCGACAGCCCCCAGCAATCTTTCTTGCTGATTTTTTTGATGCGACAAATATAAAGAGTGCTCTTCTTCAAATCATCAACATCAACATCAACATAACGCAAAGCATTCTTGATAGCATCCGTCTCTGCATGGAGATAGATGCTATCGCTGTTTTTACTGAATTTTTGTTGGAAAGGGTGGCTCTTCAGTCGATTAAGGCCGAAAGATATCACCCGATTTTTATATACCACACAGGCAGCCATACGAGTCCCGGTAACGCCTTCCGAACCAATTGCCAGCTTGGTAATTAGACTCATAAAATGGTCGTGCATATTAATTGTTAAATCCTATTGCGAGAAATAATACCAATCTCGGTCGTCCATACTCAGGTAGTCCAACTCCGTGTGACCTAGGCGATCAACACCAGCACCGGGACCAACGTACTCGCCGTTGATATCGAACGCGCTGTACCCGTATCTGTCAAATCCCTCGTCATCATAGTTGTCGAAATGAATCCTTTGGTCATACACATCGATAGTATGATCATAAGGTTCTGGGATTTTTCCGTAGCATGTGTATTTGTACTCGTAGTTGTCATCACGAGCATGCGGGGTGCGGGGAGAATATTTTCCACGGCTCATTTTCATTATTCCTTTGGGACTATGGTAAACTTAGGCTTATTGACCACTGGCTGCGCCACAATAGCACCACGATTGATTTCATCAACCTGTGCCATATGCTGGCATGCCAAATCATAGCCAAACCGCAAAATCGCCTCTACAAAACTAACACGAACAACATCAGTCATTATAAGAATCCTTCTTCTTGCGGTTATACACCTTCTTGCTCTTAACCGTGCGCTGACGAAAAACCATATTGGCCAATTCCTTGGCAACCGGATTGCGATGCGTAATATCGCTCGGGTCAATCTTGATAGTGATGGCACGCATGTCCTGTCTCCTTGTTGAAGAGACTATATAGGCAGCTACTCCCCAGGTCAACGATAAAAAATATAAAAATTAGAAAAAAAGTTGTTGACCTATGTTCCCTAATTCGCTATATTGTTGTTATCAGGAACAGACACACACACACAGAGGTTTTTATAACATGGCTTACGTTTCTTCTTGGCTTGGTCACATGTTCACTCGCCTGGACGGTCCTGCTGCTGGTGAAGATGTTGATCTTATCATCGAATTTGATGGCGAATTTTATGATAATGGTGACTATCACAACGAATTTAATGTCGTTGGCGTGACGTTTGATCTCCCTAAGTTTATTGTGCTGGATGATGAAACGATTGCCGATCTTGGTGGTCCTTTGACTGTAAATGAACTTGCCATGATTGAGCGTTGGTTTGAAGAAAATATTCATCTGGCTGAAGAGAAGGTCAATTATGAATTTGATGATGAACTTGATAAGGAATATGATCGCGACGATTAATTTTAGTTTTTTTGAAAAAAGTTCTTGACCACCACCACGAATATCGTTATATTGTTTTCATCGAGACAGACACAAAGAGGACTTTGAAAATGGCTTTCGTTATCGTGAACACCGCCACTCATTCCTGCATTCGCCACCCCAAGACTTGGAACGAAGTTTACCCCACCGAGCGTGGCGCTAAGATTTCGATGGCTTCTCTGAAGAAGATGGATCGATTTGATGGCGTTGATATGGTCGTCATGGATACCGTGACGTATCGTGATCAGGTTCCGATGATTAAGGTCATCAATATGATGAGTGGCATTGAGATTGAAATTGCTGCTGACACTCCCGCTTGCTGTGATCTTTCTCGTGAAAGTTATTGGAGCATGTAAAAAGTTCTTGACGACAAAGCAGAAACCCAGTATATTCTTTTCATAGACAGAGGAACAGAAAATGACTGATACTCAGGCTTATATCGGTGCCCTGAAGTTTCATCTTGGCAATCTGATGCACGGCTATAATGGCGGAATTGGCAATATTCCCATGAAGATTATTCGCCTGTATTATCAGATTGCTAAGGATCGGGCTGTCGCCTATATTGCTTCTGGTAAGCATCACGGTCCTGTGTATATGATTGTTCAGGGAGGCAACCGCCGTGCATAAAGTTTTTAACATTCTGAGTGATATTTTCTCGGCCGTTATTTTAGCGGCATTCATCTACACTCTTATCATGTTCACCTAAAAAGGAAATTGTTATGTTTGAAGTTGTTGTCCGTAAGAACGGCAAGTTTGTTAAGCGCGAAAAGTTTCGTAGTGAAGATGCCGCATGGGATTATGTTGCGGGTCTTGATGATATGTTTGATTGTGAAGTTAACGAACGATAAAAACCGTTTGACAGTCTTGCCGAATAGTCCTATAATCCTCCCATAGACAAAGGATAAAGATCATGGATGATTTGGAAAGAAACTTTGAAGAGTATATGAAGGCAATCAGCGGTTAATTTTGAAAGGAATTTTTAATATGTCCGAACTTAATAAGTTTAAGGTTGGTAATCGCGTCAAGGTCGTGTCTCGTCCTGAAGATGAATTTGCCGGTCTTATTGGAACCGTCATTGGAATTACGTGTTTTTATGTAGTCAAGCTTGATGATCGTCATGATGATGGTATGCCTTTTGACGCAAATGAACTGGAACTTTTGGTTGAACCTAAGCCAGAACCAGAGGATGATATGAACAAGAAGATTTTTACGCAGCGCGAGCATCTTGAAAGTCTTATCAAGGCTACTGCGAATACCTATATGCAATCCACCGATCCCGCACATTTTGTAGTTGCTGGAATGTTTGAGGCATGCTTGACTCGTTTTGATTTTCTTTATAGTGAGATTGATCGCCTCAATAAGAAGTTGAAAGAAAAGGTTTAAGCAATGGAGGTATAATACTTTTATAGAACGAAAGAATGATGACAATGACTCTCGGTTATAAGTTTCCGTTTATTTACAAATTCGACCAAATCAAACATATTTTTGAGGGTAATGAGAATTACATCATTGCCTATAAGGATGGCTACACGGTTATTAATTATGTGCGCGCTGGCAAGGATACGCATCCTATCGTTGAAAATGACGAGCATGCTATTCTGCGCGAGGCTCGTGGCCTGATTTTTGATTCTGTGACTGGCCGGGTTATTGCTCGTCGTTTTCATAAGTTTTTCAATCTTGGTGAACGTGAAGATGTGATGGAGATTGATCTTTCCAAGCCACATGTTATTATGGATAAGCTTGATGGTTCCATGATTACTCCCGTTCCCATGCAGGATGGTAGCATTCGCTGGGGTACCAAGATGGGCGTCACTGATGTTGCTATGCAGGCAGAAGTGTTTGTGGCGAAGAATTCAAATTATGTTGAATTTGCAGCAAAGTGTATTGAACGAGAAATTACTCCCATCTTTGAATGGGTTTCTCGCCAGCAGCGTATTGTTGTCGATTACGAACAGGATAATCTAGTTCTGTTGGCTATTCGTGACAACTATACTGGTGAATATTTTTCGCGCCTTGAATTAGAATGCTTGTCTGGAGCTTGGAATATTCCTTTGGTGGGCGTCTATAATGACAATTGGCGTAAGGATCAAGCAAGTCTGATTGAATTCGTCCGTGGCATGACTGGCATTGAAGGTTTCATCATTCAGTTTGAGGATGGTCATATGGTGAAGCTGAAGACGGATGAATACGTCTCTCTTCATCGCGCCAAGTCTCTATTGGATAATGAGCGTGATGTTGTTGGTCTTATTTTGAATGAAAAGGTGGATGACCTCTTGCCTTTGCTTCCTGTCAATGATAAAGTTCGACTTGAGAAGTTTGCTGAAGCCGTGTGGCATGACATTTTCATGTGTTACATGGAAGTCAATCGTCACCTGATGGGGTATCAGAATGTCAGTATGACTCGCAAGGATTTTGCTCTCAATGAAGCGAGCAAAGTTAATCATATCATTCGCTCACTGATTTTTGCGAATTTTGATAAATGTGCGATGACCAATGATGTGATCCAATACGTTCGTAAGCATCTTGGTTCTAAGTCTCAATTTGAAAAGTGTGACGAAATTTTCGTCACGGCAAAATGGAAAGGTGTGAGCAATGACTAAAGAAGTTTTAGCGCATTTTAAACCAGACAGCCTTCCTGTTTTGGCATGCGCTAAGACATGGCCCAATATTTTAATGTGTCATCGTGATGATAATAATGCCATTTATTTTGAAATGATGGTTGACGGTGAGCCATATATAGTATATCCTGCTTTTCAACAGGTAGTCAATTTTCATCGAGAATTGGGAGAATGGATAAATGAATATGAAGCTAACACTTGATACTCCGGTAAAGTTTCTTTGTGACAATCTGGCTGCTCCTATTGGAGCAGGTAGCTGGATCGTTGGTGATTGGATGGTGCCAATTGATGGTGATTTGGTTCCTTGCCAGAATGGCTATCATTATACGACCATTGAACACTGGCAACAACATCTATCTGATCGAATGTTTTTGATTACTCCTGGCGATGAAGTAATTGCTGACGACACCAAGTGGGTCTGCCGTACAGCGAAGCTGACTGCCGAAGTCACGAATTGGAACCAGCGCAATCTGTCTTTGTTCGCTGCTGACTGTGCCGAGCGCGTAGCGCATCATAACAGCGACCCACGAGTGATGGCAACAATCGTCGCTGTTCGTGACTTCTGGGCTGGTAAAATCAGTATGGAAGAGCTACGTGCTGCTGCTTATGCTGCTGATCATGCTGCTCATGCTGCTGCTTATGCTACTGCTCGTGCTGCTTATGCTGCTGCTCGTGCTGCTGATGCTGCTTATGCTGCTGCTCGTGCTGCTGCTAATGCTGCTTATGCTGCTTATGCTGCTGTTGGTGTTTATGCTGCTGCTTATGATGCTCGTGCTGCTGCTGCTTATGCTGCTTATGCTGCTGATGCTGCTGTTGGTGCTGCTGATGCTGCTGCTGCTTATGCTGCTGCTGCTCGTGCTGCTGAACGCGAATGGCAGAACGATCGTCTACTTCAATATCTGAACGGAGAAGTTTAATGAACGACTATAATCCTGTTTATATTATGATGGTCGGCGTTCCCGCCTCTGGCAAGTCCACATTCATCAAGGAATATTTTGGTGACAATGCCTATGTGGATTATCAATATTATTCCTCTGATCATGAAGTCGAAAAATTGGCCAAGGTGATGGGCAAGACCTATAATGAAGTGTTTTTTGATCATATCGTCGCCGCCACTGATCTTTCTTTGTCTGATCTTAGGGATGCGATTGCACATAATGTTAGTGTGATTGACGACCACACCAATACCAGCGCGAAAAAGCGTAAGGCGAAGTTGGGTAATCTGCCCGATAATTATACCAAGATTGCTTTTGTTTTTAGTATTCCTGAATACGATGAGTGGCAACGTAGGCTTGATAATCGCCCCGGAAAAACCATTCCCAAGAACGTGCTCGAGAACATGGCTACGAATTTCACCAATCCATCGTATGATGAGGGATTCGATATTATCTGCCATATTCAGTGAAAGAAATAAAATGATTAAAATAAATTCCAAAAGTGACGAGTTAAAGCCCGAAATCATTCAGATGATTGAAAAAAAGTATAGCGCGAATTACATTTATGAAAGTCAACTGAAATCTAAGGATGGGTGGACTGATATTTCTGCGGCTATTTTCTATCAACCAGAACCAAAACCCGGCCATTCGCATTGGTTTGCTATTCATCGCAATTACCTTGGGCAGATGTTTGTATCAGATGCTTCAACTACCGTAGCGGTGCCTGTTACAGCCGTACAGGTGGCTGAAGATGAATACCTATATTCACACCACCGCCACCACTTTCTGGGGCGTGACGGTATTGCTATCGACGGTGGCAGAGATTATACGCGATTGGTGGGCAATATTAGCGAAGCCAAATTAGTATTACTAAAAGCTACGCCAGATGGTCTGGTCATTACAGAGGACGTAATTTAAAATGAATGCAAAAGCACTTGCTGAGAAAATTGATGCAAGGTTAAATCTTGTTTCAAACATATCCGATAAAGATATTTTTATGGCTGCTTCTTCTACAATCAAATCTCTTCTTTTGGAAATTGAAGATTTAGAAGTTGATAATCGCAGATTACAGGACGATCTTCTTTATTTGGGATGTGAACATGGTCAATGCGAATTGCAAGATTTTGATATAGATCAAATCATCGAACATGTCAGGTCTGATGGGACTGTAATTTCTGATACACTTGAATTTGTCAGAGAGTTGCGGCAGACCATCGATCAGGGAGATAAGACGCATTTAGAAATTTTGCTGGGAAGGCTTGAATATAGTCTTCTTATGTAAAAATTCTGCTTGACGCCTAAGCGAGTGTGCGGTATAATGCTTTTATAGATTGATGAGGGATTCGTGATGAAAAAGCTAACTCTTGATGCTCCGGTAAAGTTTCTTCGTGACAATCTGGCTGCTCCAATAGGAGCAGGTAGCTGGATTGTTGGTGA